CTTGACGGGTTTCCATGCACGGGTGTTGCGAATCTCCTTACAACACTGGTCGCGATACCGGCGGTACCCATTCTTGTACGCTTGCCTCAGCAAGTAAATGAGAAGAGTCTGGTACGGGCTGGTCGATTCACCTAGGTCAAAGTCCACATCTGGGTTCTCGACCAGTGGTTGATTGAACATCTTGTATTCAGCATCGTTCTCAATAAACTTGTTTACGATCGTCTTGTAACACTCGCGGAACCGCTTGATTCTGCGTTCAAAACTCATCTTGTCTCCATTCAGATCCTCCGTCTCGGACTTGGCAATTTCCAAGAGTTCAGCACGGGCAAGCATGTACCCACAAATAGTGACTGTACGATTCTTATTCACAAGCATACGCTCGAGATCCTCTTTGTCGATATCAATGGGAATACCATACTCGTCTCGTCTGGGACTGGATGGAAGCCACTTGGTTGCCAACTTGGAGTAAATCTCTTGGCGTCGATCTGTGGTTTGCAAATTTAGGAACAAATTTCGCTCACAATCATTCAGCTTGTTGTTTAGGTCATCAGCAGTCCACGAGTTGATTTCCTTTTGGTAGACGCTTCCATCTGGAACGGGAGTCGCCTTCTTTTGTGTGGACGCCTTAGACATTGATGAAATAGCGCGAGACTTTTTTAAGCGGGCGAGACCAAGTCCGTAGGACTTGTGATCCCTAGACTTTTTTAAGCATCGGGCACCACAGGGGCCGCAGGAACCATCTTGTTCATCGCTGCAGCAATCTTCACCAGAATCTTGTTCTGCATCTCCATGTTCAATGCAATCTTCTCGGTCGCCTCTTTGATGCTCACGAGGGTCGTGGCGATGGTCTCGCCGTCCTCAGTGGCAAGCAGACTTCCGAGCGCCTCAAACATATCCATACCCTCCTCGCCAAACTCCTCATCCTCCTCGAACTCCTCGTCCTCATCCTCGGGCTCTTCCTGCTGAACAATCTTGGGTGGCTGTGGGCGGGGCGGGCGAGACATTTGTATTATTCTTGTAGGAAAAATGCCTCGAATATTTTCGCAGCTGATATTAAAATGCCTGGAGGCGCTCTTATGCAAATCGTCGCCTATGGCGCACAGGACGTGTACTTGACTGGAGACCCCAAGGTGACTTTCTTCCAGACGGCCTACAAGCGTCACACCAATTTTGCGATGGAAACCGTTCAGCAGACGGTGGCTGGTAATGTCGGCCCGGGCGGTCTCGCCTCTGTGACTCTCGCCCGTTCAGGCGACTTGGTCGGTGATATGTTTGTCGTTCTTCAGCCAACCCCCACGAACACATCCAACTTGACATCGAACAACAACGTGGCGGATATGGCCTGGGTTGCTGAGCGTGCTTTTTCGTCCGTCGAAGTCTTTATCGGCGGTCAGTCCATTGATAAGCACTACCAGCTTTGGTTCCGTCTGTACGCCGAGGTGTTTCTGAACGACACGAAAAAGCAAAACTACGGAAAGCTGTGCTCGTGTCCTTCCCCTTCCAATTCCATCACTTCTCCAAGCTACGTGTATCTTCCCCTCATTTTCTGGTTTAATCGCAACCCCGGTCTGTACCTGCCCCTGATCTCTCTCCAGTACCACGAGGTTCGTATCGATTTTACCCTCAGCCCCCAGTACGCCAGCTATTTCGGCACGAATCCATTTGCCGTGTGGGCCAACTACGTGTACCTAGACACCACCGAGCGTGATTCATTCGCCAAGAAACCTTCCGAGTACCTGATCGAGCAGGTTCAGCACGTCAACGCCGACCCCGTCGGCTCGACAAACGAGAACACGCCAAGCGTCATTCGTATGCAGTATAACCACCCCGTCAAAGAGCTCATCTGGTGTTACCAAACCCCAAGTTTCGCATCAAACCCCAATTCTCTCTGGAACTTCTCGTCCAGCGTTTCCAATGTCAATGTGACTGTTGATCCGTCCAAACTCGCCGGGTCTCTGACGCCTTTCTCCCCGGCTCACGTCGGATCTCCCGCTCTGTACGTTCCAGCGCCCTTTTTGACGCCCCTGTATGTGAATGCAGCGAGTAACGTGACGACCGGCAACACCATCTCAGTCCAGTCCAACGTTCTCTCAGGAAACGTGTTCTGGGTCGAGTCTGGCATTCCCATCGCTTCGTCCAACACCGTGTACGGTCAGGAGGCTGGGCCCATGCACCAGGCCAAGATCATTCTCAATGGTACAGACCGGTTCGTGCCTCAATATGGCAAGTACTTTAACCAGTATCAACCGTATCAGTATCACTCGGGTATCCCGTACCCAGGCATCTACGTGTATTCCTTTGCTCTCAAGCCCGAGGAGCTCCAGCCAAGTGGAGCGTGCAATTTCAGCCGTATCGATATGGCACAAATTGCCGTGAACCTAAAGACGGGTATGCCCGCTCTGAGTCAGCGTATGTTCGCCGTCAACTACAATATCCTTCGCGTCCAATCTGGTCTTGGCGGTCTTGCGTTCGCAAACTAAATGAATAGCGTTCGGGTTTAATCACAAGGGTCGGTCGGCGGGTGGGTTTAAATGGAAAGTCGTCTAAATTTTTTTCTTGGGTACTAGTACCAAAGCGAATCATGGCGGGCGGCCTTATGCAGCTCGTTGCCTACGGCGCACAGGACGTTTATCTGACCGGTCAGCCCAAGGTGACTTTCTTCCAGGCTGTGTACAAGCGCCACACCAACTTTGCGATGGAGAACATCCAGCAGACGGTGAACGGCACCCCCTCCAACGGTGGCCGCGTGTCCGTGACCATCGCCCGTAACGGCGATCTGGTCGGTGACATGTACATCCGCCTGCAACCCACCCAGCTGAACAGCGCCAACCTGACCTCCGACAACACCCGTTTCGACACCAATTGGGTAGCCGAGCGTTCCATCGCCGACATTGAGCTGACCATCGGTGGCCAGCGCATCGACAAGCACTACCAGACCTGGTGGCGCCTGTACGCCGAGCTGTTCCTCTCCGAGTCCGAGAAGATCAACTACGGCAAGTTGACGTCCAGCCCCGTGCCTTTCCCCGATAGCGCCAACCCCAACAGCGTGTACCTGCCCCTGCTGTTCTTCTTCAACCGCAACCCCGGCCTGTACCTGCCCCTGATCGCCCTGCAGTACCACGAGGTTCGCCTGGATTTCGACCTGACCAGCTATTTCACCAGCTACTTCGGTTCCAGCTCCCCCGTGTTTGAGGTGTGGGCCAACTACGTGTACCTGGACACGGAGGAGCGTCGCCGCTTCGCCCAGAAGGGTCACGAGTACCTGATCGAGCAGGTGCAGCACACCGGCGGTGATTCCATCACCCTGGCGGGTACCCCGTCTGCCACTGGCAATCCCACCGCCCAGACCATCCGTCTGTCTTTCAACCACCCAGTGAAGGAGCTGGTCTGGTGCTACACCAACACTGCTTCCACGGCCACTAACAGCATGTGGAACTTCTGCACCAGCGCCGCCAACGTGCAGGTGACGTGCAATGCTTTTGCCACCGTGTCTCAGGGTGCTCTGCCCCACACCATCGGCTGCCCCCGCATTGCCGCTGGCGCCGCCTCTTGGATTGAGGAGGGCTCTTCCAACGTGACCGCCGCGTCCAACGTCGAGGTTGGCCCTCTGTACAACTTCAAGCTGGTGCTGAATGGCCAGGACCGCTTCAAGGAGCAGCAGGGCAAGTACTTCAACCAGTACCAGCCTTACGTGTACCACAGCGGTGTGCCATACCCCGGTGTGTACTGCTACAGCTTCGCCCTGCAGCCCGAGGAGCACCAGCCCACCGGCACGTGCAACTTCTCTCGCATTGATAACGCCCAGGTGGCGATCAACATCAAGGGCGCGGCCACCACCCCTCTGCAGAAGATGTTCGCGGTGAACTACAACATCCTGCGAATTCAGAGCGGAATGGGCGGCCTAGCATTCAGTAACTGATCTTACCATATATATTTTTCGTATAGTAAGACTTATAAACTCGAAAAAAAACAGCTTGTGTTCCGGAATTTTCCGGGCCTCAGGCCCAAAAGTGCCAAGACTTTTGGGTCAGAGACTTAAAGAATATCTTACTATTATGGTAAGATGGAGACTCCTCAACTCAAAAAGTGCTCGTGTTCTCGAGCACCTCAGCCACTTGATCAATTTCTAAATAAAAATGGAAAAGAGGTTTCCACTTGCCTCAAATGTCGCGAAAAACAGCGAAAACATGATAAAAAGCCTGAAAGACGTGAAAAACACAACGAGCTTCACAAAGAAAAGAAATACTCGAAGGAATGGCGCGCCAAGCAACTTGAGGAACGTCCTCACGAGTATCGCGATCATAATAACAAAATACACGCTCTGTGGCGTGCTGAGAATGCCGAGCACCTTGCCAGGTGGTACAGAACAAACGTCAACCCTCGTCTCGACGCACTCAAGCGCGCAGCAGAAAAGCGTGGTATCGCATGGCACCTCACAGATGAAGAGGCGAAAGAAATGCTCGTGAAACCATGCATTTATTGTAATCACATCGACCTTGAAATCCGCGTGAATGGCATAGACCGACTGGATTCATCAAAACCCTATACAGCTGAAAACTGTCGTTCGTGTTGCAAAGACTGCAATTATATGAAAGGCACATATGATCCCAAAACATTTATCGAACGTGCAAAGAAAATTGCCATGTGCGAAGTCGTGTTCCCTGAAGTTCCAGTGTGTGAAGAACACAAAAAGATTCACCGCACAACAACCTCCCACTTGGCTGAATCGGCCGAAAACTCCTGCTCAATCACACCCATACACTTGGACGGGTCGAATTGGGGCGAACAGCAAAACACGTCAATGTAAATTCTGTTGTGTTCCGGGTACGTGTGTGCACTGAAATGGCTCTCGGCCAAGACCAGCACGCCCGTTGATCCGTGAGGCTCAAATTGGTGAAAAGCTCGGTTCACGATTGTAATCCCGCACTTTTCAGCGATTCGATACATAATTGTCACGAGGTGTGTAGCGCACGAGACC